ACTTGCTCTGGTTTCGCCAGCCACTTCGCCTATTTTAGAACTGAAACCTTTTAGTTGGTCGCCAACAGCACCAGTAATGGCACTCAATGAACCCATCGCCTTGTCGTATGCAGCAACATCACGCGCAGCACCAACAAACAAAGAACCAACAGCGGCAACGGAAGCGAACCCCAATAATTGCTTGCCGAGCCCACCGATAGAGGGGGTTAACTTGTTGATTTTTTGGTCAAACTTAGTGATAGATTTACTGGATTTATTCAGAACCTTTGGGAGGTTACTGCTCAACTCCATTACGAAACTAACTACATTAGCCATTTGTTCTATCTAGTTTTATTGCACCAACTTTCATTAAATAATTAATTTCTTCAATCAATTTGCAATACATGTCATCCTCCATGTCTTCCGTATCTTTGTGAAAAAAAAGGCGGATCAGAGCACTATACTGCTTCAATCCGCCTACCTTGCTGTTGAGCTTGTACTTTTTTAAATTTTTTTTAAAGTGGCCGACTTGGTTTCTATCAATGCGTTGCACTGCAAGGCGGCAGCAACCAATAAATCTGGATCTTCTTTTATAATATCATCTCCAGCAACCCAGCAACTAGTAAGTATTATTTCGCCAGCTAGGACATACTCGGCATCGCCTCCTATTTTTTGTAATTTACCAAGGGCGACTTCCAGCGTTCCTCTGTCTATCCTTCTGAGGTATGCGAATTTTCCCTCGACCTCTATTACATATTCTATGTTACTATGCTTTTTTTTCATAGTTGCATGTTGAGCATCTATGTCTTCGTCAAAATTACTTTCAACGACTTCTTGGGGTTTTGTCATTATTATCTAAAATGAATTTCAGAGATAATTAAATCGTATGTCGCCGCTATTTCAGTATCTCCTTCTGATCCGCCGCCTGTATCTTTGGTAAACTCGCAGTCTTTTAAAGTATGAGTAATAACTCTTTGAGCGTTTTTATATATAATAATTATATCAAAAGCCTCTAACCCTAATAAGGAACCCGTTGCAATACCAGCCGCAACAGATGCGTCGCGCAGCTTTTCCGCTTCGTTCATCGATAAACCGACTGAGGCGGACGAACTAATAGCACCATGACCCCTGCTATGGCCACGGCTGCCAGTACCCATGTTGTTTACTTTTTCTTGTTCCTCTTCGTAAGTTATTTCACTTACTCCAGTAATTGGAACCCCTCCTATGTTTACAGTTACCTGCGTAAAGTCGTAAGACCTGCCATTAATTAATGCCATCTTGTTATATTTTGACTGTTAAACCTATATCGAACTTGATCTGACGCGCAACACCAACTGGAACAATAACAACAGCGATTTGAATCTCGCTTGTCGAAAGTACGTCCTGTTCTGGATTTATAGATACCTTGTATCCTGGTGAATCGCTTGTACCATTTATCTCCCCGTTGTTTTGCATCTCAATTAATGCCCTTATTGTGTCATTCTTAAACCTAGCCATTGTGTCCTCTGATACATTGCCAGTTTTAGTATCTACGTAAAGTTTACTATTGAGATTATTCAAATTATTAGTTCGAATATTTCTTTCTGCTTTATCGACTGCCCTATTATTCTCGATTGTAGAAAAGTCATTGCTTTGCGCAATAGCCGTTCTTGAATCATTAAAGAATGTGCCAGTTAATCCTCTGTGTTTCGCTAAATAAATATAGCTATAATCAGATAATTGGTCTTTTAAAGCTGTTGTAACATCACTCCAAAGATCACCAGTTGCAAATGCAGATTCTTGTAACCCTGTTCCAGATACTAAATTAAATCTACCAGTTGCGCCAATGTTCTCATGTACTGAAGAAAATGCAATAACTCCAAGTGCAGTGCCAACAGTTCCGATTGAAAAACCGCTTATTGCTTTCAAATCTACACCTAAAGAAGTCCAAGCAGTACCATCCAACGGAGAATTACCCGTAGTAGCTTTTTTGGCTATATAGGCTTTTCCCTGAAATGTTACTTTGTCTTTTAATAGATATGATTTAGTACCACTATAAGCTGCTTGATGCCAGTCACCATCTTCTCCGATCAACATAGAAACGCCAGCATTACTAAGTGTTGTCAGATTGGATATTGTCGATAAAGTTGCACTAGTTAAATCAGCATGAAACACCACGTTTTGCGGTGCATGTTCTGTCCGCACTGTATCCAAAACAGTTTGCGAAGCGGTTAACTGACTAGAAGCAAATGACTCGTGAGTTACAAGTACTCCCGACTGTCTTATTTTGCCTTCTGCGAAGTCTGTTACCGTTTTAATCTCAGTACCATCGTAAGTCCCTTGTGCATTAATAGACACCCATAAAACACCCTTTGGACTGTTTCTGTAAAATTCAGAAATATGGTAATGCATTACTGCAAAGTAAGAGCCGACACCTCCAGAAAATTGGACATCAGTAGAGCCTCCGCCAGCCGAAGCCGCCGAATCTGCGGCATTACGATGAACAAACGCTAAATTTGAACCTGCATTATTAACAACTCCCAACTTGGCTGGTTGCACCAGTGTAACAATAGGATTTGCATCTGTTGCAACCCATCCATGCCTTAACCCAGTATTAGTATTTGCATTTATAGCAGATACCAATCCAGCTACCAAAGAAGTGATACTTGTTGCAGTTAATACAAACTGACCCAAACTAGCCCCACCAATTTCTATTCTTACAATCTCGCCAACGATCCATGTTCCAGTTACGGTAACCTGACCGCCTGTTCCTTTTGTTTCGTCTGCATGATCGTCTAAGATGCCTAAACTTTCAGCCTCCGCTAAAGAAAATATCTTTTTAATTCGGTCTGAAGAGGTAAACCCAGAGGGCAAATCTCCATCCGTGTAAAATATTAACGAGGATAAATGATCTTCACCAAGCAAAGGTCGATCAAGACCCCCTTGGGTTCTATTAAATGTTATATCATTTTGTGGCATAACTTATTTTTATTTTTACGCTTTACCCTTATTATTTTTGGTTTTAGGTCTTGGCTCATCGTTAGACTCAATAAAGGATGAAGCCTCAACTTGTGGGGCTTCATCTTTTACATCTTCTTTAACTTGTGCCGACTCCTTAACCGTTTTGCCGCTTATGTCTGCTCTATTTATTTCGAACAATTCTAAGTCAGTTCCTTTAATATGGTTTAGCGCGTGATTCTTAGAATGAGCATGAAAACAATGTCCATCCTCAGTAACAAATACCATCTTAGTTTTTTCATTATTAAAATGATGCCTTGCTCTTTTTATCAATTCCTGTTTTGTCATATTCAATTTATTTACTTGGGGTTAATAAATATTATGCTGCCTGTACGATGTTAGCGATACCTACCGCTCCCGTTCTTACTGGTGTAGCCTTAAATAAAACATTTGAAGAAATAACGTCTCCGAAATAAATTGGTGATTTTTCTTCAAAGAAAACGTTGATAGCACCTAATGCCTTAGCAACGAAATCTGGATGCCATGCAACACCACCAGATTGATCCGTAGCACTTACCGCTCCTCCAATTGGATTTAACGTGGTTGCGCCTGCGTTGTAATTTACAACGAAGCTTCTTTTGATTATATTGAAACCCATTATACCAGCATGAACGCCATTTGGCAACGATTTTTTGTCCATTATATCAATGTTAACCAAGTTAGGATCTCGGAATAAATCGTTGTACATTCTTGTAGGTAACAATAATACTCTTCGTCCGTCGTCTGGAACCAATTGATCGTCTAAATTAGTAGACAAGCTAATTAAATCATCAAGCGAAAAAGCCTTTCTAGTACCAGCTCCGCCACCCAACGGAGCGTTGCCAGCGATATCAGAACCCGAAGTTCTTACAATCTTAGCAGCGGTTGCCGTAGACCAATCAAACATCGTGTTCAAAGCAATTTCTTCTTTTAGCTTATTCTTGTGTTGAAACAAGATAGAGTCTCTTTTAGAATAACTGTTTTGGTTTTCTTCAATATTCTCAACTAATGCTGGATCTACTGAGTAATCTTCTAGCGTATAATCTAAAGTGGTGTCCGTTCTTTGCTCAACCGTAGCTGGAAAAGAAGTTCTGTTTTTAGTTACGCCTGACAATGATCCAGATTGTGGAATATGTACAACCTTATTACTTACGAATTCGTCGTGGCTTCTTGACATAGTGATGAATGAGTTCTGTCCATCGAACAATTCGTCTTTAATGTCAGTTACCCAATCTTCTGT